TCTGTGATAAATATACAGACGGGTCAAATAACACAAAAAGAAAATGGCTAAAATAGAAAACACTACTGCGTATCCCAATCAATCTCCTGTTACATTAGCGGATTATTTAATTGGCACTGATGCTGCAACCCTGGCAACTAAAACCTTTACGGTTCAAGATATTGCGGATGCTTTAGATGAGCAGGTAACTTTACAAGAAGTTTTAAACGCATCGGACCCTGCGGGAGTTCCGAATCCAACTGCTGCTGCAACAGGAAATATTGAGCTAACAGGAAGTTTTAGTTTAGTTACTAATTCTGCCAATTTTCAGATAGATGGGGGAACTATAGAAGCTACAACAGGAAACGATTTATTAATAGCAAATAAAGGCAGTGCTGATGACATAATTTTAGGTGCAGGAAATATAAGTGGAGATATTAAGCTAGTTGCTGGTGCAACTTCAGGACAAATTGAAGGAACAGGAGCAGGAGTAGATTTTACGGTTTCTGGTAGTGCAGGAATTGATGCAGGTGGAGATATTGACATTAATGCATTTGGCGTGGGGAGCGATATTCAGTTAAGAGCTACTGATAAAGCTTTTTTAGCTGGAGGCGGGTCGAGTTACGGCTCACAACCTGCAAGCAGCACAATGGTTTATAATAGTAATGGAAAAGTTCTTATTAATTCCAATGGGGATGAAATTATAATAGGAGGCACTTATCCGAGTAGACCTACCGCAGTTAATATTGGACCTGTTGACGGAAATATAACTCTAGACGCTTTTTCTGCTGGCTCACAAATACTTTTAAACGCTAATAGTTCTATTGTTTCTGTAGACCTACATCAATTTAATGATGTTGCAGATTTAAAAGCTGATAATGGTTTGTTATTAAATGGTGTGGCTGGAACTGATGGAGATATTTTAGTAAGTCAAGGAGGAGGACTTCCTTTAGTCTGGGAAAACACTTCAGACTTGACTGTAGGAGCAGTTGTTACAGATGTTCACATTAGGGCAGCTAGTACCTTAGCCAACTTTGAACCAGGCACTCCAGTCTATGTGTCAGGTGCACCAAGTGGTCCTAATAATTATCCTACTGTAGATTATGCTTCTCCTTCCCCTACTATAAAAATGCCCGCTATTGGTTTAATTGTGACAGCTACAGGTGCAGGAAATGATGCTAAAATAATGATGTCAGGAGAATTAGAAGTAGATACTACTAGGATAAATGGTGTTGTAGGTGTTAATGACATTGTATATGTAGATGACTATGATGCTGTTACTTCTCCTTTATGTCTTACTGTTACTCGCCCTTCTGGTGCAACTACGCAAGTTCAAAATGTAGGAGTTATTACTAAGGTGGGAGCTAATGGCTCCCTGAAGGTTTCAGCTATCGGAAGGTCTAATGATTTACCTAATATATCTGCAAATCAGTTATGGGCTGGTAATGTTTCGGGTGTGGCAGAGGCACAAGATGCTTTAACCGTAGATATTGCTAATTCTACTGTAAATGTAGGTAATGGTAGTGGCTCTTCTAACACTTTAATGGACACTGTAATGAGTGCTCAGGTAGTTTATGGAGATGCCGCTGGAGCTATAGGAATTAAAAATTTGCAATATGGAATTGGGTCTTTGCAAAGTGCTATAGGTGGGTCTGTAGATAATACGGCTCTGGGTATAAATAGTTTACAAAACCTAACAACAGGTATTTCTAATGTTGCAGTAGGTAACACTGCGGGTAATGCTATTACTACCACTAACAATAATATTGCGATTGGTAATGCTACTTTAGATGCTGCCGCTGGAGCTGGTAATGAAAATGTTGCAGTAGGCGGAGGGTCTATGGGTAATACCACAGGGGCTGGAGCTAGTTCAACAGTTGCTATAGGGCATAACGCTTTAAATACTTTAACTACTGGAGCTAATAATACCGCAGTAGGTCATTCTGTTGGTTTTGCCCTAACTAATGGACAAAGAAATGTTATTATTGGAAGAAACGCAAATTTCCAAAATGGTGGTGATTCTGATGCTGTTGTTATTGGACATGCTGCAATTGGTGAAGGAGATAGTGTGTGTATTGGAGTAAGTGCTGAAGCTGGAGCAGAGGCAGTGGCAGTTGGAAGAGAGGCAAATGCTGCAACGCCTACCACAGGGTCAACGGCAATTGGATACTTATCTAATGCGGATGTGGATTGTATTGCATTAGGGAAAGATGCTAATGCTGTACAAAGAGGAGGTAATCCAATGTTAGCTATTCCTGCATTAATAGCACAAGCACTAGCTAACGCTTTTGTTTATCCTGACAACAACGCTGCAGTAGCAGCTGGGTTACAGCCTGGAGATGCCTATTGCGTTGATTTTGGTCCTTTTATCCCAGGATGGATTGCACCACCTGCTGGTGGTCCAGCTGTGTTGGCGTTTGTATATTAGACTTTAAATTAAATTAAATTAAATAAAATGGATGATATTAGAAAAATATCAGTAGGTGCAGATTATAAATCTAGTGCAATGCATTATATTGTAGAACAACCTGTTTTAGGGGGTAAGTATAAAATTCATTGCATTAAAAAAGATAATTATAAAGACTCCTATAGAGTATATATAATACAGGAAGAAGAAGTATATTTATGGAAAGAATTTAGTGAGAATATGCCAGTATCGGTAGAATATAATATAAATTTTTAATATGAAGTCTCCTTATTATTTTATTATTAAGCCTGAAAAAAATAAAAGATACGACAATACTATTGATATAGATGGTATGGAATTTATAAGCAGCACCTCTCAAGAAGATTTTAATTTTTCTAATCGAGTGGGAATTGTGCAAGAAGTCCCTTTAAGATACGAGGGAGAAATAAAAAAGGGTGATAAAGTTTTAGTACATCATAATGTGTTTAAATACTATTATGACATGAAGGGAAAGCAAAAAAGCGGAAGAAGTTTTTTAAAAGACAATACTTTTTTTGTAGATGAAACTCAATTTTTTGCATACAAACAAAATGATACTTGGAATGCTTATTCAAAATATTGTTTTGTTAAACCCCTAAAAAAGAAAGATTATTTTATTCAGAAGCCAGGAACTACTGAGCCCTTAGTGGGGGAAATGAAATATATTAATGATGAGTTGAAAACATTAGGGGTGAGTCCTGGTGATATTGTAGCCTATGAGCCAAACTCTGAATATGAGTTTAGAGTGGATGGAGAAAAGTTATATAGAATGTATACTAATAATATTACAATGATATTATGAATTCTAAAGAAATTAAATTAAAAATAATTGAAGCAGGAGAACAGGCAGTAAGACAACTTATTAAAGTAGCTAAGGAAGATATTATAAAACCTGACCCTGACGATGAGTTAGCAGCGGATAGGTTAAAAAATGCTGCAGCTACAAAAAAATTAGCAATTTTTGATGCGTTTGAAATTTTAAATCGTATTGAAACAGAAAGAGAAAATATTGAATTAACAGGAAATAACAAAACAATTACAACCCAAGGATTTGCAGAAAGAAGGTCAAAATAGCTTATATAGGATACTTAAAAATGTAATACCTAAAAATATCCTTACCAAAAAAAACAATGCTAAAACATGGGAGTATGGTTATAATGATAAATATGATATTGTTGTTATTTCTAAAGATGGAACTATTGGAGATATATATTTATTGAATAATTTAAAGATAGCTTTGCCTAAAACTCCATCCAGCAGTTACACCTTAGATAATAGTAAAAAAAATCAATATTGGAAACCTTTCCACTACCCTAAAGAACTTAAAAGAATTAAAAGTATATTTCAGTGGAATGATATGCCTACCGCATTTAAGAATGAATGGGTAGATTACATTGAAGAAGAATTTAATAGAAGAGAAAAAGGTTTTTGGTTTTCTAATAATGGAATACCTACCTATATTACTGGAGCCCATTATATGTATTTGCAATGGACTAAAATTGACATAGGGCATCCTGATTTTAGAGAAGCTAATAGGTTGTTTTATCTTTTTTGGGAAGCGTGTAGAGCTGATAAAAGGAGTTTTGGAATGTGTTATTTAAAAATTAGACGTTCTGGGTTTTCTTTTATGGGGTCATCTGAATCTGTTAATACAGCGACTTTAGCTAAGGATGCGAGAGTTGGAGTATTATCTAAAACAGGAGCAGATGCTAAAAAAATGTTTACTGATAAGGTAGTTCCTATTTCTAATAACTATCCTTTCTTTTTTAAACCTATTCAAGATGGGATGGACAAACCTAAAACAGAATTAGCTTATAGGATTCCTGCTAGTAAAATAACTAAAAAAAACATGTCTCATGTTCACTCGGAGATGTTAGATGGGCTAGACACTACTATAGATTGGAAAAATACTGCGGATAATTCTTATGATGGAGAAAAGTTAATGTTATTAATACATGATGAAAGCGGCAAATGGTCAAAACCTGACAATATATTAAACAACTGGAGGGTTACTAAAACTTGTTTGAGACTAGGAAGTAAAGTAATTGGAAAATGTTTAATGGGTTCTACATGTAATGCGTTGGAAAAGGGTGGAGAAAACTTTAAAAAAGTTTATAACGAATCCAGTTTAGAAACTCGCAATGCTAATGGTCAAACAAAAAGCGGGTTATATAATCTTTTTATTCCTATGGAATGGAACATGGAAGGGTTTATTGACCGTTATGGAATGCCTGTTTTTACAACTCCTGAACAAGAAGTGCTTGGAGTTGATGGAGAATATATTTATCAAGGAGCCATTGATTATTGGAATAATGAAGTAGACGCTTTAAAAAAAGACGCAGATGCTTTAAATGAGTTTTATAGACAATTTCCTAGGACTGAATCTCATGCTTTTAGGGATGAAAGTAAGTCTTCTTTGTTTAACTTAACTAAAATTTATCAACAAATTGACTACAATGATTCACTTATACCAGAACATCATTTAACAAGAGGGAAGTTTTATTGGAAAGATGGAATTAAAGATACGGAAGTGGTGTGGACTCCTGAAACAAAAGGTAGATTTTTAGTTTCATGGCTACCTCACAAAGGATTAAGAAATCGTATAATACAAAAGCAAGGAAAATTTTATCCAGGTAATGAACACTTAGGGTCTTTCGGTTGTGATAGCTATGATATTTCTGGAACAGTAGGAGGCGGAGCCTCTAATGGTGCGTTACATGGCATGACTAAATTCAATATGGATGAAGCTCCAAGCAATGAATTTTTTTTACAATACGTAGCCAGACCTGAGACTGCAGAGATATTTTTTGAAGAAGTGTTAATGGCAGCTATATTTTATAGTATGCCTATTTTAATAGAAAATAATAAGCCTAGACTTTTGTATCATTTTAAAAACAGAGGGTATAGAGCTTTTTGTATTAATAGACCAGATAAAACATATAACAAACTATCTATTACTGAAAAAGAATTAGGTGGCATTCCTAATAGTTCTGAGGCTGTTAAACAAGCTCATGCTTCAGCTATAGAATCTTATATAGAACAACACGTAGGTATAAACTTAGAAGAAGGACATAGGGAGAAAAATGAAATGGGTTCGATGTTATTTACACGAACTTTAGAAGATTGGGCAAGGTTTGATATTAACAACAGAACTCGATTTGATGCGACAATAAGCTCAGGGTTAGCTATAATGGCAAATCAGAAGCACTTATACCAGCCTCAAGTTCAAAAAGAGTCGAAAATATCAATTAACTTTGCAACATATAAAAATAATGGTAACCTCAGTCAATTAGTTAGGTAATGGAAGATATAAGTATACAAATAACCCCCAATGGATTTCCGAGTCAGTTCGTGTCGGATAGCGAAAAAAAAACCATGGAATATGGATTGCAAATAGGACAAGCAATTCAATACGAGTGGTTTAGAAAAGACGGAAACCAATGTAGGTTTTATAATCAATGGAATGAATTTTATAGACGCAGAGTTTATGCAAGAGGTGAACAATCTGTAGCCAAATATAAAAACGAATTAGCTATAGATGGGGATTTATCCTATCTAAATTTAGACTGGACACCCGTTCCTATACTTCCTAAGTTTGTAGACATAGTAGTGAATGGGTTAGCTGATAGAATGTTTGAGGTAAAGTGTGAAGCAATTGATGCTATGTCAGCAGCTCATCGTAGTGCTTTTCAAGATAATGTAGAAAGACAAATGGTCTCTCAAGATGTATTAAATACTATAGGACAGACATTTGGTGTAAATCCGTTCACCATGGACCAAGGCGATTTACCTAAAGATGATGATGAATTATCATTATATATGCAAATGAATTACAAGCCTGCTATAGAGATTGCCAATGAGCAAGCTATTTCAGCTATGTTGGAAGATAATGAATACATAGATTTACGTAAACGATACGATTACGATTTAATGGTTCTGGGTATTGCGTGTGGAAAAACTCAGTTCTTAGCTGGTCAAGGAGTGGTAGTAGATTATGTAGACCCTGCTAATTTAGTTTATAGTTATACTGAAGACCCTCATTTTAAAGATTGTTTTTATTGGGGAGAAATAAAAACAGTTCCAATAACTGAACTTTTAAAGATTGACCAATCACTTACTAATGACGATTTAGATGAAATAGCTAAATACAGTCAAACATGGTACGACTATTTTAATGTTGCTCAATGGTATCAGAACAGTATTTTTGCTAGAGAAACAGCTACGTTAATGTACTTTAATTATAAATCTACTCAAAAAGTAGTTCACAAAATTAAGAAAACTAGCGAAGGCGGAGAAAAAGCAGTCGAAAAAGATGACACTTTTAATCCTCCAGAAGAAATGATGGATGAAGGTAGATTTGAGAAGGTAGAAAAAACCATTGATGTATGGTACGATGGTGTTATGGTAATGGGGACTAATATTATTTTAAAATGGGAAATGGCAAAAAATATGGTTAGACCTAAGTCAGCTACACAACATGCCTTACCTAATTATACCGCTGTGGCTCCAAGAATGTATAAAGGGAGTATAGAATCTTTAATTTCAAGAATGATTCCTTTTGCGGATTTGATTCAAATCACTCA